ACTGTAATCAGGCTAAAGGAAGTCAAAATTGGTTATCATGGATGAGGCAAACCTTCGGGATTACTCCTAGAGAAGGACTTATTTTACAACATATACAGTAGTTATGGCTGACGAATATATGTATTTAGGTGAAGTACCTAAAAGTGTCTATGATAAAGAATTAAACAATTATCTAGAACGTCGGCGCAAGTCTAATGCTAAACGTGTACCTGCTCAATTTGAGTATAATGGTAAAAAATATACATTTCAAAAAGCAGGTCAAAGTTATCAAATAAAACACGCTGGAGAACGAGTTTTAAAAGAAGCAAAACGTAGGGTTACTGAATCTAAACAAACCGTCAAACTTTCTAGTATAGAAGAGATGATGGTAGAAAACCTTTACGATGAGGCTTCTAAACGGAACTTAGCAGTTGATCACGTATTTCCCGTGGCTAAAGGCGGTCCTGCTAATGCTCCATGGAATTTAAAACTTATGGAACCATCAATTAATAGTGCTAAAGGCGCTAAAGTTGGTGGTAATTGGAAATATGAGCCATTAATTGCAGAAGGTGGTTCTATTAAATTTAAACGTGCTGCAGGTACTGCGTTACCACTTGCTGGTTTAGCTGCAGGTGTGCTTAGCGCAGGTGAAGCTTTTGCTGCCGGAGATGCTAGAGAAGGTACTGCTCGTTTGCTTGAGGCAGGAGCTGGTGAAATCCCAATTGCTGGTGATGTAATCCAACCTGAAGCTGTTGCTGGTGGTACATTTGCTGATGTAGAGCGTAGAACTGCAGAAGGGCTGCGTGCTAAAGAACTTCAACAACGTGCCGCAGAAGCTAGGCAAAAAGGCGGTAAAATGTCTTTTGGTTTAGGCGGTGTTCGCTTTACTTTACCTGAACTTGGTCTATCAGAACTTATGGGAATTAATTAATCCCTCACCAGAGGCGTCTACAAGCTCCTGCAAGGCGCCTCTTTACCCACTTAGGTATATTCTACCACATGAATGTTTTAGATGCCCTTAAAGGCGATTTTAAACTCTTTCTTCAAGCTCTTTGGGAACAGCTAGATCTACCCTCTCCTACACGAGCACAATACGCTATTGCTGATTACTTGCAACACGGTCCTAAACGACTACAGATCCAAGCTTTCCGAGGAGTCGGTAAGAGCTGGATTACTGGAGCTTTCGTTTTGTGGACACTCTTTAATAACCCAGAGAAGAAGATCATGATTATCTCTGCCTCTAAAGAACGAGCAGACAACATGAGTATCTTCCTTCAGAAGCTCATCATTGAGACACCCTGGCTATCACATTTGAGACCAAAGAGTGATGATGCCCGGTGGTCTCGGATTAGCTTTGATGTTCAGTGTTCACCTCACCAAGCACCGTCAGTTAAATCAGTGGGTATCACAGGTCAGCTAACTGGTAGCCGTGCAGACCTGATGATTCTTGACGATATTGAGGTACCTGGTAACTCCATGACAGAGATGATGCGAGAAAAACTCCTTCAACTCTGTACTGAGGCTGAGTCTATCCTTACACCAAAGAAAGACTCACGTATTATGTACCTGGGTACACCTCAGACAACATTTACTATCTACCGTAAGCTAGCTGAACGTAACTACAAACCTTTTGTCTGGCCAGCACGTTACCCTCGTAAGCTATCTAACTACGAAGGTCTACTTGCTCCTCAAATCCAAGAAGATGTAGACGCTGGTGTAGAACCGTGGGATGTAACAGACCCTGATCGTTTCTCTAATGACGATCTAATCGAACGTGAAGCATCAATGGGTCGTAGCAACTTTATGCTACAGTTCATGCTAGACACTAGTCTTAGTGATGCTGAGAAGTTCCCACTTAAAATGGCAGACCTTATCGTTACATCAGTTAACCCTAAGGAATGTCCTGATGCTGTAGTCTGGTGTTCAGATCCATCTAATGTTATTAAAGACCTACCAACAGTTGGTCTACCTGGTGATTACTTTTACTCACCAATGGTCATGCAAGGTGATTGGTTACCGTACACAGAAACGATCTGCTCAGTAGACCCTTCAGGTCGTGGTACTGACGAAACAGCAGCTTCTTTCCTTAGTCAACGTAACGGTTTTATCTACCTACACGAAGTCAAAGCCTATCAAGACGGTTATAGCGACAACACTCTCCTAGATATTCTTAGAACTTGTAAAAAGTACAACGTTACTAAACTTCTTATTGAAACTAACTTCGGTGACGGTATTGTCGGTGAACTATTCCGTAAACACCTCCAACAAACTAAACAAGCTATAGACATCGAGGAGGTACGTGCTAATGTCAGAAAAGAAGACCGTATTATTGATACCCTTGAGCCTATCCTTAATCAACATAAGCTTATTGTTAATAGGTCTGTGGTGGAATGGGACTTCAACTCGAATAAGGAAGCCGCACCCGAAACTAGACTCCTCTATATGTTGTTCTATCAGATGTCGAGGATGTGTCGTGAGAAAGGTGCCGTAAAACATGACGACAGATTGGACTCATTAGCTCAAGGTGTTAAATACTTCACTGATGCACTAGCAATTAGTGCCTATGAAGCAATGAAGACACGTAAGCAAGAAGACTGGAATGATCTAATGGAAGAGTGGTTAGATGACCCTCAAGCAGCTGCTTCTCATATGGCATTTGGCTTTAATTTGGACCAAAGAAAACAAGCAAGACAACTATCTGGTAAAAGTTCAGTCCCCACCTGGGTTTAGTGCAACCCGACACTAAGACAGGGAGAGGGATGGGTGGACCCGACCCCTGGGAGGAAAGGACTCGTCTCTAACGAGACAATCCTTTCCTTTTTCCTAATGAACAGTGAGGAGGATCCAAAGACAAACATCTCCCTCTTGGTTCATTCATCTACTCTACTACTATGAATCTAGTGAGTACTGATTCTCTCCATCCTTCTGAATCCCGTCACTACTTATACTACTGTATGCATACCGCCCAACTCGTACACATCACTCCTGATGCTGAAGATCTTATTGCCTATATGGCAAGGGTATCTAATCCAGCTAATCAACATAACACTGAGACCAGTGCTAAGCTGATTAAATACTTGATTAACCATAACCATTGGTCACCTTTTGAAATGGTGAACATGTGTGTAAGTATTGAGACAACTCGTAGTATAGCAGCACAGATCCTTAGGCATCGTAGCTTTAGCTTTCAAGAGTTTAGTCAACGGTATGCTAAAGTAGAGAAGCAAGCATCTATTCCTGAGCTACGTAGACAAGATCAGAAGAACAGGCAGAACAGTATTGATGATCTGGATGAGGTGTTGAAAAAGAACTTCCAGTTTCGTATTGGTAGTCTTTACTCTGATTGCTACGGTCTCTACAAAGAACTAGTAGAAGCTGGTGTAGCTAAAGAATGTGCTAGAGAAGTGCTTCCAATGGCAGCACCGACTAAGTTGTACATGAATGGTACGATTAGGTCTTGGTTGCACTATTGTGACCTGCGAACTAGTAATGGTACGCAAAAAGAACATGCACAAATAGCAGCACGTATTCAAGACATCCTGTATCAGTTTCTTCCTAATGTTTGTGAAGCAATGTGGAACAAAAACTTAGATTAAACGAGTTTAAAGCTCTTTATAAAGCATGGAAGACCAAGATACCATGGGTAGATCACTTACTCCTTGGTCTTCTTGTCTGGTTAGAGTCTAAATTGATTGATAATCGGGTCCGTGTAGAGCTTGATGAAGCGATTAAGGAGTGGGAAACGCTTCAACCTCCGTCTATTCAGTCTCCGGTGTACACGGAAAAGCCGTCAGACACGTCTACAAGCCTCCCTGAGATGCGTTTAACTGCTCCTTGGTATATCGACACGTATGATGAGAAATAAAGCCCTTCTAGGTCATTCTGAAGGGTCTTTAATTTTTGACTAAAATTTGTGAAGCCTTATACTACGCTGGCGCAGGGCGCAGCACCCCGTATGGGTACCCCTGGTTGCACACGTGCGCACACCTACCCACCCGCGTTAATGCTCACGTAGGCACACGTATGTCCATGTCCAGAGCATCTGCATCAGGCACAGGTACGCTGGACACGCGCTGTGTACACGTAGAGGCGCACACTACGAGCCCTTAGCCAGGAGCCACCAGTAGTACAAACAAACTGTACAACTTGTACAGAACAGATGTACCAATCTCACACATCTGTAGCAAATCTCAATAGTAATGCTTATTGAAAACCCAGTGATACCAATGGATTACAGCAATACACTGTACTATAAGCAACACTGATAACCGCTGCAACAACAGGGATCAGGCTGTACTATGTGCCACTTGCTGCCACTGTCCACTGCTCTGAGCTGCTAGGCTCTACCCATACTCTTCTTTGATGTTGAGAGTATCTCGACTCTCCCTGTTAAGGGTGAGGAGAGTCTCGAAACTTCAACCAGA